GTGTTCGAGAATCTGCAGAATGACTTCCCGAAACGCATCGAGTATCGGCGTGATGGCACTGCGCTGAAGGCGAGCATCTCCGGTCCGGGTGATGACGGGAAGATCCTGCGGATTCCGTTTGACTATCAACGCTGCGGGGATTGAGTGGGAACGCTGGCCAGGAGTGAAGTCAGGGATCTGAGGACTGGGGAGGCTCTGGCTTCTTGGGTAGCGATCTTGCCTGTAACATAATATACAGAATGCGGCTGAGCGGAGCCGGAAAAGCCTTGTGAATCAATGGCTTTAGCGCGTGCGGCGCCTGGTGCTGCGAACACTACCAGCATCAGCGCTGCCGCCGCCGCGCTTAACCTGTCCAGCACTGAGCGCCAGACCCTACGCTGAGCGGGGGTCTCGGCCTGTTCCTCCATCACTCGCACGACGATCTCGCCATCCAGACCAGCGATGGCGGCCAGCGCAGTTGCGTGCATTTCCGTGATCACTCCGCCCTTGCGCCACTTCGATACGGCGCTTGCGGTCACGCGCAATTTCTCCGCCAAAGCCCTGTCCGACGGGCGTTCGCACTTCTCGCGGGCCTTGTCTAGCAGTAGGTCGATGCTTCGCATGTGGAGTACCAGTTGACACGGGGATCAACTGTGAGTTTATATCGCCCCGCGTCAACTGGTAGTTGATGCCCCGCCACCGGCACCCCAAGGCCGCTGGCGGGTTCCCTTGGGGTAGGGGCTTGGGGAGGGGTAGGGCACATGGATGCACTTGTCACCGCCGCGCTGCTGGGTTCCGTCGCAGCCGTTTCGTTTGGGGTAGTCAAACTGGTTTCGTGGTGCATCGGCCGGGTGGGGGAGTCATCCCGCCGTGTTGCACGCGAAGCCGCCTTCGTAGCCCAGGCACGCGCCGAACTGGCGGCCACAGGCTGGACCCCGGATCACGAAAGCCTCTATCAGGCTGAAATTGCGGCCACCAAGCGCGGTGATCTGCTGGCCGCCGCCCGCTACGCCGAGCAACAAGAGGCCGCCCATGTTCGCTGAGTTCATGCGTGATCCGCTCGTTGTCTCCGTGCTGGGCGGCGTGCTGCTTACCGCCCTCTACTGGTCGCTGGTGTTCGCCCTGCGCGACAAAGGGGGGCGCAATGGCCGTTGATCGCGCTCGCTTCAGGATGGCTGTCGAGGGCGGGGCAGGGGGCTTTTCCCCGCTTTCGCCCGGTGAAAAGGGGCAGCGGGCGGCGGCGGAGATTGGCCCGGGGAGTAACACGGGCCAAAAGGGTCAGGAAGACGCAATCATTGACTACCTGACCTTTGTGGTCCCGCTCTCTGCCCTTGAAGAAGTGAACTGCAAGAAGCTGGACCTCTTGCTGTTCCGCATCTTCGGTTTCCGTGGCGAAGTGGTTGCTGGTGCGATTCGTGAGAAGAGCTGGAACTTCTACGAGCAGTCGGCGGTGCTGATTGACCGGGAAAATGAGGTCGTTGGCCGGGTGGGCATCGGCGGTAAGAAGAACACCGTTTGCATCAGTCTCACCGGCATGGGGTGTAAGTGGATTCGTGACCGCGCCCGCATCTACAAGCAGCTGTCCATGCTTGATGGAAAGATTACCCGTATTGACTGCGCGCACGACGACTACGAAGGCGAACGCCTGGACGTGCATGCGCTCCGCGAGGTTGCCGCTCGCGGTGGCTTCACCGAAGGCGGTTGCCCGCCGCGCCATCGCTTCATTTCCGATGAAGGCCACAACACCGGCTGCACGCTGTACGTCGGCGGTAAGGGTCACAAGGAACTGTGCGTGTATGAAAAGGGCAAGGCCGAAGGGCTGTCGTCTTCTCGCTGGGTACGGGCGGAAGTGCGCTTGTACGGCAAGCACATGGAAATCCCTCTTGATGTGCTGCTGAACCCCGGCGCGTATCTGCGCGGTTCATATAGCGCCTTGCAGGACCTCATTACGGGCGTGTGCACGCGACTGCGCACGCTGCAAAAGCAAGTGGAAACCTCTGTCGAAGCCGGTATCGAGTGGGCGCATCGACAGGTAGGGCCTTTCCTCAACGTCCTTCGCGGAGCGCTCGGCGATTCATGGGCCGACTTCGCAGAGAGCCGCATCCTCCGTGACGGTCACCCCGGACGGTTTCGCGGTATTGCCAAGGGTGAACCACTCCATCGCTATGTGAGAGAAGAACTATGCCTATCTGCCGCGTGAAGTCCGCTGCCGTCGAGGAACGGCACAACAGCAAGACCAACTCGATCATCCGTTCTCAGATGGTCGGTCTCGATTTCGGCAACGGCTTCGAACTGCCGTTCCGTGTCGGCCTCGGCTCGCGCCCGCCGTACCCGCCGGGCGAGTACGACATTGATCCCCAGTCGTTCGCACTGAGCCAGTACGGGGACCTGATCCTGAAGCGTTACGTGGACCTCGTTCCTCTGTCGGCCAAGCCCGTAGCCAAGGCCTAACCCATGCCAGACCCGGTCTACATCCAGTCGTGTGCGGTCCAGAACATCGGCACCGATGGCGTCTGCGCTGTGCCGGTCTGGATCGAAAGCCCTCAGCCAGTTCTGCCACCGCTCACGCTGGCTGAGGGTACGCAAGTCGCATTCGCTATCGCGGCCTGCTGGGCACTGGGCGTCGTTTTCAGACAGTTCGCCCGTGTGTCCCGTGAGCGGTTCTAACCCAACCAAGAGAGTACATCCCATGAAGTACATGAACGTTGCACGTCGTTTCGGTCGTTCCGCCGCTGGCAAGGTTGCTGCCGGTGCCACCGCCATGATCGCCAGCGGCGCAGCCCTCGCCAGTGGCGGCCCGGCAGAGGCCATCACCGCCGAAATCACCAATGGCAAGTCCAGTGTCAGCGGCATTCTGGTCGTGCTGGCCGGTGTGCTGGGCCTGTTCCTGCTGTGGTCGATGATCAAGCGCGCCAAGTAAGCGGGAGCGGGTGTCATGCCCGTTGTCGTAGCCATCATGGGGTATCTCGCGACGGCCGCTGAGGTCATCGCGGGAATCCTCTCGGTCCTTGCAGCGGTGAAGGGGCTGTTTCTGCTGTGGGGGAACATCAAGCAGGCCAAGTAGGGGCGCACGTCGCCCCTACTTTTTTGGAGGTCCGTATGGGCTATTTCGTGATCGTCGCGGTGCTGGGGGCGCTATGGCTGGCATTCGATACGTAAGCGCTTGGGCGCTGGCGCTACTGCTGGTTCTGTTCGTTCCAAGTGCGGATGCCGCCCTCTATGCCGATCAGGGGCGTGCGTACGCTGCGTGTCAGCGCGACATTGCTGGCGGCCCCTCTGGCTGGCAACCCATGAAGTGCAAGGGTGACTTCTATAGCAACGGATCGGGCATCTATTACGCGTTGGACGTGTCCGGCAGGGCTGTAGGCTGGGACTATTCGTGGGGCGCCAACGCCAGTTGCAAGAGTCGTGTAGACGGCCAGGCCGGAATGATCAACGGCACGCTTTACAGCGGCGGCGTCTGCGACAACGGGTGCAAGGTTCAACCGAACCTTGATCCGGGCACCAATTACTCCATCAGGGAAAGCGGCAACCCCAACGCCATCGCTGTTCGTTCCGGAACGTGGAAAGCCACTGGCGACGTGTGCAGCATCACCGACACCCAGCCCAAGCCGGATGCTAAGGATGAGTACTGCCATACCACGTCTTCGGGCCATCAGGTGTGCAAGGGCAAGGACAGGACGTGCGTTACTTCACCGAGCGGCTTCCGTACGTGTGCAAGCGACACTGCGAACGAGAAGGGTCATACGGCTACGAACAACCCGCGTACTGAGGCGACCAGCATCAGTTCGCCCAACACGCCTCCCAATGCCCCCACGAATCGCCCGGGCGAAGACTGGAAGCCGAGCGGCCCATCTACCAGCGTGACGAACAACAACAGCGGCACTACCTACAACACACAGAATTACAACAACCAGGGCACGCCCAACGGCAACCAGCCGACGCCCGGCGATGGTTCTGGCCCCGGTGCGGGTGGCAGCAACGGCAATGGCGATAAAGGCGAGGGCAGCGGCAACAGCGCCAGCGGCGGCGGCAACTGCCAGACACCGCCTGCCACCAGCGGCGATCCCATCCTCGGCATGATCGCCACGCAGACCTGGGCAACGCGCTGCGCGGCCGAGAAGGGCAATTCCGCCAAGGTGACTGGCGACATTGGCAACTGCGATGCAGCGTTCAGCGTGGAAGGGGACAGCGTGCAGGCAAACCAGCTGCGTGCGCAGCGTGTCCAGTTGTGCGCCGGTCGGCCCGGCGAGGGGCAGGGCAGCAGCGGTAATCCACATGATGGGGCAGAGGACGTTGATGGGCCCGGCAAATGGACTTGGAAATTTGATGAAGATTTGATCGATAAGAGCGGCTTCGGTGGCGGCTCGTGCCCTCAGCTTGGAACACTCGATTTTGGCCGATTCGGCACGGTGTCGATGGATGCCCAGACGTGGTGGTGCCCTCTAATCTCCGCCATGCATGTAGTGATGCTTCTGCTCGGCGCGTTCATCTCTTATCGAATCATTTTTGGAGATTGACCTATGTTCGGTATCGACATTTGGGAGTGGATCAAGCGCGGCGTGAACTTGCTGTGGACCATCATGTTCGGCGGAATCGGTCGCATCGTCAGCAAGGGGCTAAGCGCTGCTGGTATCACGTTGGTCTCTGTCAGCCAGCTTCTGCCAATCCTTAAGAACTCGATCAGCAACTACTTTGGAGGTCTGCCGGATTGGGCTCATAACTTTGTCGGCGCTGTTGGCTTCGACGTGTTCATGACGATGATCCTCTCGGCGGTGTCAGTGCGCTTTATGTTCAAGATCATTCCTATGTCCACAACGCAGGCTCAGCAACTAGGAGTGACCAAGGAATGATCTACTGGTACACGGGCCAACCTGGACACGGCAAGACGCTGCACGCGATCGATCACGCGATCGACTTCCGCAATGAAGGCCGCTTGGTTTACGTCTGCAACGTGCGTGGTTTTAAGCACGATGAGGCGCGCATGCTGCCCATGACGCCGGAGCAGTTCTGTGACTGGCCTAACTTCCTTCCTGACGGCGCGGTGTGCGTGGTCGATGAGGCTTACGAGCATGGAATGCTCCCAAAGCGACGCCCCGGCTCGACGGTGCCGCATCACGTCGAACAGTTGGCAAAGCACCGGCATCGCGGCTTGGATTTCATCTTCGTCAGCCAGTCGCCTGATCGGCAGTGCGATGACTTCGTGCAGGACCTCATTGAACGCCACGTGCATGTGCGTCGACGGTTCGGCCTTCCCTTCGCGCATCTGCGTACGTTCGACCGTTACGAAAAGAACCCGGAGAAGGGGCATCCGCTGATCTTGAAGCGGGTCAAGCTTCCCAAACGGCCCATGGGCCTCTATGAATCCACGGTGATGGACACCAGTGAGAAGGCCATCCCCTGGTATTACCCGGCAGCTGCCGCTCTGTTGCTTGCCGTCACTGGTGGCGCATGGTGGTCCGTGAACCGCGTGCATGCCCAGCTGTCGGGTGAGCTTGAAACGGGCAAGCCCAAGGTAGAGGCGCAGCAAGCGGCGGAGAACGGAGCGGGAGCGACGGTCGTAGCCGCGCCGCAAGCCGCACCCCCGGCGGTCTCCCGCAGTAGCGATTACGTTGCATGGGTCACGCCGCGTGTTCAAGGTCAGCCGTGGACCGCACCCGCCTACGACAGCCTGACCATTCCTACCGGCCAGCCGCCGCGCGTGTACTGCATGGCGTCCGGCGATGGGCTCGACGCCAACGGCGAGCATCAGATCGGCCGATGCAGCTGCAAGACGGAGCAGGGCACCACGTATGTGATGGATCAGGAACAGTGCCGCATGGTCGCGGTCAATGGGCAATACGAGCCGTTCCTTGACACGAATCAAGCTGAGGCTCGGCGCATGAATGACCTACAGCAGTCCGCGCACTATCAGCAGGAAGCGCGGCGCATCCGCGAGGAAGCGGGCGGGGTGGCGATGCAGCACGTGGAACGCCCTGTCGGAACCTTCCCCGAGTCTGCGCCACACCCATCCAGCAGCTACATGACCACTTCGCCGGGGTCGAACAAGCTATGACCAGCAGCGCACGCGAATTGTTGAAGTGGTTGGCCGTGATCTTGATGACCGGGGATCACGTCGCCAAGGTGATCTACGGCGGGTACGTGCCAGGACTCAGCGAAGCGGGTCGGGTGGCCTTCCCGCTGTTCGCGCTGGTGATGGCGTACAACCTCGCCCAGCCCGGCGCCGACGTGGTCAAGTCCGCTCGCAGGCTCGCGCTGTGGGGCGCCATTGCGCAGCCTGTGCATGCCCTGACCTTCGGCTACTGGTTGCCGCTGAACATCCTGCTGACCTTCGCCCTGTGCGCTGCTGCGGTCTACGCAGCCGGCCAGCGAAACTGGATCGTCCTGGCATTCGCCGCGGCTGTGCTGCCGGCATTCGTGGACTACCAGTGGGCCGGGGTAGGGTTCGTCCTTCTGGCGTGGCTGGGATTCCGCACAGGGCGGCCGCTGCTGACCTTGGCCGCGTTCGCGCCCCTGTGCGCCTTCAACGGCAATCTATGGGCGCTGGTGGCTATTCCGGTGGCTGTGGGGCTATCCCACACGGCATGGTTGGTCCCGCGCGGGCGGTGGGCGTTCTACGGCTACTACGTGGGCCATCTGGCTTGCCTTGGGCTGCTAGCGCTTATACTCGCGCCATGACCATGCGCCGATACTTCGATCTGCATTACTGGGTCGCCCGATGGATGGATCGGGCCTTCGGCCGTTCCCGCGCTCGCCAGCGTCGAGGCTGAGGCGCTAAGCTTCGCCCCAGCTACAGGGGGAAGTCATGATCACAAGGATTGCAGCATTGACGCTGCTCGGTGCGCTTAGTTTTCGTGTCGGCGCTGAGGAACCCGTCAACCTCGTTTACAAGTGCGTCAACAAGGCCGGAACGCAGTATCAAAGCCAGCCTTGCGCCAACGGCGAGACGGTCCATATCCGCTTGGCCGATCCCGCGCCCGTATCGCCTGAAGCGGCGGCCGCCAATCAGCGCTATCTGGACGATCTGCGTCAGCAAAATGCAGCCTCTCGGCCGACGCCTCGGCCAGCACCAGCTGCACCGGTCTACAGAAACGGCGGTGGTGGCGCACAGCTGCACCACATATCTCAGTACAAAGACGGCAACGTCTGCGAAGCGGCACGTGCGGAGCGTGAGCGCGTTTTCCGGGCCTATGGCATCAATCGCCCATTTGAGATTGGGCGCCGCATGGACGATATGGTCTGGCGGGCCTGCAAGTGATTACCGTGACGGATCACGTCGGGGTGTAGGGGCAGCGCCCCTACGGGAAACGCCTCACACGCGCCGGCGGCGTTTCGGCCCCGGTACCGGCCGGACTGCTGCTGGCGGCTCGGCGTCGGGCCCAGCCATCGCCCCCGGTGACCGCTTTTTCTGGCGCTGTGCCAAGGCATCGGAGAGGTTCACCACGCTGGCAGCATTGAAGGCCAAGGGTTTCCGAGGCTTGCCGATCGCGCGGCCGCTCTCCATCATCCGACGCCATTCCTGTGCTTGCGCAGCGGTGAGCGACAGCCAGGCCAGATCCTGCGGTTCCAGCTCGCGGCCTTCGGGCGTGACCAGTCGGCCACCCTTAAACGAAAAACCGGCCCAAGGGCCGGTCAGTTTCCGATCACGCACGATCAGGCTCCATGCCAGAGTAGGAGCCGTGGAGACGGCAAGAGCCGTGCCAGCCACCTCAGCATGGTCTGAACATAATATACATTATGCGAAATGCTGTATCGGTCGGCGGTTGGCTTTGTCGGCTCCGCATGGCAATGGCTGAAGCTCTGGCTTGGCTCTTGCCTCCCTGCTGGCTCCCCCGACAAGGATGAGCTTGCAGCATGATCGAGATCGATCCGCATGACCGAACTGACCTAACCGGCCCGTGGGCCGGTTTCGGCTTCCAAGCTGGGCACATGTTCACCCCTGAAGGTCACCAGCTGGAACCCTGCGATATGGCCTGGTGGTCTCTGACCTGCAACATAGCGCGGGAATGGCGGCTGATGATGGCCGAAGCTCGCACAGGCTTGGTTGCACGATCGGCTCCGGCCTCTACGGGACCCGCCACGGCGAAATCCAGCGTGATCTACCTTGCCGAAGTCCTCAGAATCCGCCGAGAACGGCGGTTGGGCGTCGTTGATCCCGTTTCCGGCGCCGAAACCTCCAATGTGGTCTACATGATCCGTGTGCCGAGGCCTCGCCAGCGCGTGTGAGGTGCTCCCGTAGGGGCTGGGCCGGATCGATACTCAACGCCACTCTTAGTGACCCATTTGCTCACTTGTTGAGTCTGTCCAGACGCGCTGTATGCCAGCACCAGAATGCCTGCTGAAATCCATCTCTTCATTCCTCCTTCTTGCCGCCTCGCTCCATGAGTCGCTGCTCCTTATCAATTACAAGCTTCACCAACTCCTGAAGGTAGCGGAAAAGACCACTCTCGTCTGAGTTCAGGCGACTCTTTCCGCGATGAACAATCTTTGACCGGATACGATATATGTCGCGAAAGGCACTAACTATGTTTGATCGTCCCTCTGGCGAGGTCGCGATAAGGTAGGCACATCGATTGGCAATAAGGGTGCTCAAGCTGACATTTGCATCTGGATCCTCATCTCCGAGCAGAATTTCCAAGGCTACCGTTGCCTGCACGTAGCTAAGCAGCTTGTCACGGCCGCAGTAGCTGTCGAAAAGCCAGCGCGCAGAAAGCTTGATGTTCTTGCTCTCCTTTGATCGAAGGATCAGGCTGACGCGATCCAATTTTTCTAGGACGGCACTGGGCTCACGACCAAGATCCCATGCTAGGCCAAGGCATTGGATGCCCTTCTGTTGATGATCTTCCAGAGCAAAGAAGCTTGATCCTGGTGCGTCTTCGCGAGACTGTCGATACACGATCAACTGAGTAGATTGGGGCGCCTCGCCGAGGGCGCCCCCGGCACCAGCCGAGAAGAGCCCAAGGGCAATGCCCAGGCCAAGAAAAGCGAAAATGTCATCGCGTGCGGAAAGTATGGGCTCAGTCGCGGATATCCTGAAATAGCCTTCGACCTTAACGACAAGATATGCGGCGTCTTTATCCCAGAACGACGTTTGACGTGTCCCGGAGAACGCACCTAACAGTGTTGAGCTTGTCAGTGCTGAGAGGGAAAGTTGGTTGGTTGGGTTGGGGTACGGATCTTCGAGCTCCGCCCCAAGGACCAGTCGATGGCGATCGGAAAGCGTGAGCCCCCCGCGATGGGCCACCAAGAGTTGGTAAAGGCCATCTGGCAGGCGAAGGCAAACCTCATAGCTCCAAGGCAGTGAGCAAAACTGCCTAACAAGCTCCATTGCTACTTGCCTCGTGTCTTCGGTTCCCTCAAAGGAAGAAAGCGGCATCTCACGTGCATTGATGTCAAAGGTGGTTCCTCTGAGAAGTCGGTGGATTTCGCCAGAAATGAATGTGGAAAATGGCTGGTCGCCGATGTATAGGCTCAACTCTTCCGCCAAAGCACCTTTGCTAGGCAAGCTTCGGTCAATGCTGCCGAGGCCTGACATTGATGAAGTCATGACGGCGACGTTCCCAAAGACCGTTGCTTGGTCTAGCTCCGTAGTCAAACGATCAACAAGTCGCGCCGTTAGGCGCGGATCAATGGCAATTGGCATGATCCACCCGCACGGTTCCCCCCAAGGTCACCGGATCTTACCCCTCTCGCTAGGGCTTTCGCCATCTGCTGGCGTTAGAGCTAGAAGCTTGGCGGGTAGGGTTTGGATTCCGGGAGCGTCCACATCGGGCGATCACCGACACGCACCAGCGCGCTTCCGTTCGCGGTAGACGTGCCCTGCCCGTCACTGACGCAGACGCCGCCGCCGGTCTCACTCCCTGCGGTCGCAAGGCGCGCGTCGTCTAGGCGATAGAGGTGCGAATCCACGTCTTGCCACTAGCCTGGTCATTGCTCCTTGGATGGCACTCATTACCCAATTGCCGCGGCATCCAAAGCAGGAGAGAGCGCTTTAGCCAGACACCCATTCTATTTTTGTTGATCGCGCCTCACAGACCCAGCAATCGCCAAAGGGCTTGCTTTTTCGCCTGGTAAGCGTCTTCGATGAACTCTTTGTAGTCGTCTGACTCTGTATCGTCGAAGCGGCTTTGCTCATCGCGAATGAACTGCCTCACCCAGCTGTCGTTCGTGTCGCGATGCTCATCCAAGACACGCAGCTGAGCCAAATGCTTGTCGAGGTCTAGGCTGGGCTGGCTGGAATAGCCAGACTCGATGCGTCGGTTGAGCACCGCTTGCAGCTGAAAGTGGCCGGCTTCTGTGGACGTCGTGCCATCGCGCACGTAGACCACGCTAGTCCGCAGGCCCTCCCCTTCTCTCAAGGCTAGGAACGGCAGAAGTTTAGGCTTTTCTTCCACCAGTAAGACTTGGAACGACTTGCCCACCAAGGTTTCGTATTCTGCCGCCCCAAAGGAAAAATCAAGAATCTCATACTCAAGCGACTTGGGCAGATAACTGCTGAGCGGCGGGATCAGCTGTGCTTTGTCCTTGATGCTCGACAAGCCACTCGGGACCAGACTACCGTCGGCCTGTTGCGATACGCCCACGACGAGCGCGCCGCCGCCAGAATTTGCCAAGGCCAAGATGTGGCGAGCGAGCTTTGGCAGCGCAGGCCAATCGGCCTTGAAGTCCAGGTAGTCGGTCTCGCCTATGTTTCGACGAAGCAGGTCACGCAGCGCCTCGCGGGTTGGCGCCGTAAAGAACCGGGCAAAGGTCTCGTGTTGTTCTTTTAGAATCGTCATCCAAGGTGAGCCCGAAGTGCCAACCGTGTGTCTGGCCGGCTTGGTAAATTTGATCTGTCCGCTCATTATGCCACCCTCGCGAGAGCGACTTCGGCACTGAGACTGTGGGTTCCGCTTCTAGGCAGCTTCGGCAGGAGTGCGGCATTCCCCTGGCGTTGAAGGGGCTTGGATATCGACTTGCTTTTCAGTGAAAGACGACCTAAAAGGGCGTCTACTATTGGGCCGTACTCGGATCGACGGGATCGATTTGGTCTTTACGAACAAGGTTGTTGAGTAGCAGTCTTGCTACCTGCTGCTCGCTAAGTCCTCCGATCTGAGTGGATTCTTGACCGCGTTCGCCGTAAACAGTGATGACGCCTTGGTCAACGAAATACTCAGCTTCGTAGATTTTCCCGCCATGTTCTATCTGGATCTTTCCCATAAATCACCATCATCTACGTAATTGTTATATCCCCCAAAGGACAGCAGCCCAGTGCCCCATAGTGACATGCAGCACTCCACCTCGCAGAATCCAATCCAATTAACGTGACGCATCACGCCAAGGCGCCCCTTCCCCATTGGCGCCCCACCCCACGGCCTCTATAGTGCCACCCCCCACAAGGACGAGGCGCGCACATGCCCTATATCGGAATCGGACTCCACGTACTGGCGGCCATCTACTTTGCGGTGCACGCCATCCGCTCGGGCCAGAGCCTCTACTGGCTCATCCTGCTCTTCTCATTCCCGCTGCACGGCAGCGTCGTCTACTTCCTGGCGATCTACTTCCCGGAAGTCCGTCACTCGCGTGGCGCCCGACAGGTCGT